CAGCCATATAATTTCCATAGTCACTTAAACTATCCTCCATTCCTCTTTGTTTTATTGTTTTTCTTAAATCCTTAAAGGAATCTCGTATCTCTGGATCTTGTATTCTAGGAGCTGTTTCAAAATCAAGTTTTTCTGCTAACTGCCTTAAAGGTCCAAACTGTGTACTATGTATTAATTCATGTCCTAATATCTCATTAGGGTCTGTAGGTTTGTTAAGATCTTCTGGCTTAAACCTTTCATCAAAATCAACCTCCGCAGTTCTAGTAGCAGGATCAAAATAACCAGCAGAAGGGGTTGGTTTACCACCTGTTGTAGCTGCAATTAAATCCATCATCTGATTTAACTCCTCATCTGTCATTTCAGACTGTTTAACCTTTGTTCTTCTTAATCTTCTCTCAGCCCTTCTCTCTCTCATGCGATCTGCAAGCCTATTAAGAAGTCCTTCAGTAGTTAAACCATCTTGCCCTTTCTTTTTCTTCTCCATATTGTAGGCAATGGCTACCGCTTGCTTAAATGGGTAACCTTCTCTCATAAGGATTCTAATTTTCTCTTCTCTAAACTTAGATCTTGCCATAACGCAAATATAATAAATAAAAAACCTCTACATAATTGCAGAGGTGTCGCAAATCTTTGGGTATAGCTACCCTTTGATAACCCATAAAAAGAACTAACTCGTAAATAACTTACTAATACACTAAAATCAGCACGAATAGTTACTTTTAACTCGTCAGTTTAAATTACTTTAGCAAAGTTAACCCATAAAAAAGTAAAAAACAACCGTAAATAAACGCTTTAAGTGAAAATTTGTAATGGATTGATAATGATAAGGATTATGAACTGTAATGTTGATCGCAAAGATTTCGGCAACCGCAGAAAAAATCCAGAAATCTGCGAAAATGACGACTGTAGAAAAAATTGGTGAAAATTTTTTTGAGTAATATAGAGTGTGGGGATTATATGTATATGTAGCCGCTAGCGCACACGCACCGAAACGCACCTTGCACCGCAGGTTTCTACACACTTGCGCAGTTTTGCCATACTTTTCAGCTTTTTGCACAGCGCTAACACTTAACTAGTTAAGTGTACACACCTGTAGTTTTAATGTATGTGTGTTTATATAGTGTTTTTTTTGGGTTTCGGAAGGTAGCTTAATAGGGCTTGGGGACAACTCCCTCCTTCCTATATAGAGTACCTTAACGGTACTCACCACTGACCTCACTCTGGACAATTAGATATATTATTAAAAAAAGAAGAGAGACTCAGAATGAGTCTTCTTTTTTTAATTTAATATATCTTAAACTCAAAACACAATGGCAAATTCAAAATCACTAATCTCAGAAGCAAAGTCAGCAGTTAACAAAGCTATCTACCACCCTACTAAGCAGAAGAAAGCATTAGCAATTAAGCTCTTGAAGCAGCAAATTTCAGAGATTGAAGCCTTAAAGACGGTAACTCCTAAGAAAGCTAAGAAGAAAGCTACTAAGAAAGATATCAAGAAACAAAAAGTACAATGGTTAGTTGAGAATCTAAACTTAACTGTTACTGAAGCTACTGAAAGAGTAGAAAGGGCAATGGGTTTGGATAGATTAGTTGAACTAGGTCTAGCAAAGTAAGTTACTCTGATGATGGCTTCAATAGCCGAAACTACCCCTTCGGGGGTAGTCAGTAACAATTTCAATTCAAACAGATGTATAACACATTAGCGCGTAAAGCAAGGGTAAGACTTAACCGCAACCAAAGGTTAGAGCATAGACAAGCACGCACACAGATATGCACCACCTATCTGAAAGGTGAGGTCGAGCCAAGTTACAAAGCGCCTAGGTGTGCGATTTCTTTAGAAATTAGAGAGGGTGAGACAGCAAAAGATGCGTACCTGCGTATGAAAGCTCACCGATAAGCCGAACCCCTTAGAAGTATAGTATTATATATCTCATAGAATATGAGAGATATATAATACATATACTACTTAACACCGAGAAAATCGAAAATAAATTAGGATATCAAAATCAAAGTTTATACATTAGCGCAAATCAAAAACCAATTCAAATGGAAAATAATAAATTAACTCTATCAGAACTAGCCTTTCGTGAGTGGAAGGAACACCGTGAAAATCTAATCACACGCACCAAAGAAGAAATCAAAAAGGAACAACTAATCATACGCAGTGCAGAGGCAACCCTAGACAGGTTATCACGTCAATTAGAGGCCTTAGAAAACCAAGCAAAATGAATAGAATATACACTGTATGGGTGGGTGCTATGGAAGTCAATGACGAATACCAAACCCTTGAAAATGCTGAGAAATTGGCACGTCAATTCACAGAGCGTGGATATGATGATGTAGTAATTGAAAAAATCCAAATCAAATGACAAACTTAGAAAAAGCCTCATTCGTACTTGAAATAAACCACGAAACGCCTAGCGAAGAGCTAGACGGCAAGCTACACATCAACGTAACCGAGTACCTGAGTGTAGCCATACACCCTGAAGAAATCGAATACCTAGCAGAACGCTATGACGAATATATTAACGAATTAAACCAGTAAACATGAAAAAATTTACAGACACGCAAAAGCTAGTGTACGCTATGCTTACGGAAAGCACAGGTAGGCACATGCTTGATTCAGGCGGTGCGTATGGTAGGAATTGGGAAAGAAACCAAGCCAAGACTATTGAAGATTTTGATAATGAGCAAGAGCAAACTATCGAGAAGTCTGAATGGACTGACAAAAATGGAAAAACTTACACCGAATATCTGCGTACAGTTTCAGTATTCCATTACCTAAGCGAACTTGAATTAGATCAAGTGTGCGATAAGTTCAACGAACTGAACACCGACTGCAAAGATTGGGAAGGAGATTTCGGTTACGGAGTATCACAAGCAGGTGCTGACTTCCTTGAGTTAGTGGATATGGAATCTAAATCCGAACCTTTTAATACTTGTAACGGAGATAGCGACCTATCCCAAGTGTTGCAAGGTGCATGGTTAGAAGATGCTGACGGTGATACCTACCTACTCTTACAGATACACGGTGGGTGTGATGTGCGTGGTGGTTACACAGATGCCAAGCTATTCAAAGTAGAATACGATTGGCAGATACACCCATACCTGCAAGAGTACATAGATAGCGATGAAATTGAAGAAGAGTACGAATTGTACTGCAAAGACTAAATCGTTAGAGAGTAGTAGTATTATATATATAATAATTCAGTATGAATTATATATATAATACACTACCTCTTAAAACCAATAAACACAATGAGCAAACTACCTAGACACCCAAAAGACAGGGGTTACGGATTCTTAAAGGCTTGTGAATATCCTAAAACAGAAATAAACATGACAATATTTGAAATAGACGTGGTAAGAACATACACCACAAAAATCTCGGTGGCTCTACCTGACAACCTATCGCCATCAGCCGTTGAAAGAATAACGCTAGGCAATACAGTTGAGTGGGATACAAAGGGTAAGAATTTTGAAGATGACCTATACCACGAGATATGGGCTACGCTAGGCGAGGAAGAGCTTGAGCAATGCAACACAGAAATACTAACCGTAGAAGCAAAGATAGCATGAAGTACGCAAGACAATGTGATATAACAGGTGAAGGCATGAATGATGGCTATGTAGTAGGCGATGGATTTATGCACATCAAGTACGAGAAAGACCTTATCGCTCTTATCCGTTCATGGGGTGTGGACGAAAACAACGAGTTATCTGACGATTTTATACTTAATGAATCATGGCAACACGAAGAGTGGTATTGGACGCAATGGGAATGCCCTACAGATTTGCAATACGAAGAAGTAAACGGAAAATTAATTGAAATAAACCAATGCCACAATTAATAACACAAAACAGTAAACTTAAAAAGACTAGCAAGTTAATCGGACTGCGAGTATTTAACTTCGGAATACCTGCCTTCGAAGATGCAAACGGCAAACGTACATGCCCATTTGCAGGAGCTTGTGCAAAGTTCTGCTATGCTCAGAAAGGTGCATACTCATGGAGTAATGTCAAACCTGCTTTTCAGTTTAGATATTTAGCTACTAAATCAAAGGATTTTATTGATGATATGGTTGCTGAGATAAAGAAAAAGAAAGTAGATATACTTAGAGTCCACGATTCAGGCGATTACTATTCAAAAGAATACCTAGCCAAGTGGATAGAAATAGCTAGGCGATTACCCGATGTGAGATTCTATTCTTATACGAAGTCTATCCCTCTATTTATTGGAGTTGATATCCCTGATAACTACGATATTATATTCAGCGAGGGAGGCACACGTGATGACATGATAGATTACGCAACGGATCGCCATGCACGAATCTTTGATAGCTATGAAGACCTTGATAATGCAGGGTATGTAAACGCCATGGAGAGCGACCTTAACGCAACAAAATGGTACAATCAAACAAACAAAGTAGGACTAGTAATGCACTAGACTATTAGAGAGTAGTAGTATTATATATATAATAATTCAGTATGAATTATATATATAATACACTACCTCTTAAAACCAAAACGAAATGTCAAACAACGAACTATTTAAAACAATCGAAGCACAAGGTAGATTAATAACAGAACTGCGTGCCGAACAAGAATGTAAGAAGGTGTATGCAGTCCATGTGTTGGACTCGCTGCTAGACTATTGTCAGACTGAACTATTCGCAAAGTATGAAGATGCACAAGAGGCATACGATGATTACCTAGCCGTTCATCACAACTACATCAAGCACATACACAGTCAGGTGGTATGTGGTGGTGAAGGTTCGGATTTAGATTTTCCTCACTTATACTACGAAGGCGAAGAAAGTAACATCAAAATATTAATCGAAGAACTCAAAATAAATCAATAAAACATACGTCATGAAACGAGAAGATTTAATACATCGAATGAAGATGATAATTGACGATGCTCAAGTAGTCATAGACCACCTCGAAAGCGGTAAAGGTATGTACGAGCAGACTATACACTCTGACGATGCATGGACACACATATCCAACATAGAGATAGCCATAGACTTAGGTAGCACCGAGTGCATGGCATGGAAAGAATTTACAAAACCAAATAAATAATACATCATGAAATCATTACTAATTAAATCACAACTATTCGGGGACTTAGTAATCCCTGCAGGCGACTTCGAAGAAAGCAGAGACATATGGGATAGCTTATGCCCATACATAGACATCAACGTATTCGGTGAGGTACTCTTACAGAACGGAGAAGATTTTGGCATACAAGCTAATATATACCCTGTAAAGGACGGACTAACATGTACTGACAAAGAACTAGAAGTTATAGAAAACGTAGAACTAATTGACGATTTAACATCATGAAATACAACAAAACAATAACATTTAGCGAAGACATAGGTAGGCTAGATAAGGACGCAGAGATTCAATTAGAGGTAAGCATAGACACAGAGCATGAGTGGGGCTGGTTTGAGTTATGCGATGTAGACGAAGGTGGTATGTTATATCACGAAGAAGGTGGGCTATGGCTTGAAGGTAAAGAACTTTTAGACTATGACGGCACAATGTGTATACACGACAAAGTGCTTGACATACTAGACGAATGGGGTATTAACACACAAAATATGAGATAATGAACAAACGTAAAACACAATCAGGATTTGCATCATTCACGATGAATGACTTAGCAGAATTAGTAACAATAGTCAACGCAGAAGATTGGCTAACAAAACCAATTCAAGATGATAAAAAAAGAATGGATGTGGATGAACCAATTAAAGAACACAACGATGGATAAACGAGAAGTAGATTTTGAACTAGACTTTAATATAGAAGCTACATTGGTGTACTATGTAGTTGATTACCCCGAAGGTCGTAGCGTTGATCTTGATTGGGTGTATTACAGAAACGGTAAAGACAAACACGATATGTCTTTCTTACTTGAAGATAAAAACTTTTATAGCTCTATGCAAGAGTTAGCCAACGAAGATTTTGAAGAACCCTTTTACAATGAATAAACAAGAATTTAACCCACTACAAGGATGGACTAAGGAGGAGATAAAGTCTGCTTTAAAAGCAAATACAAAAACAACTTTATTAAAATCAGCCATGCAATGGCGCTTAATAGCTGAGAGTTACAAGAAACAATTAGATAGTTTGCAAGAAGATTTTGCAAGTATGGATGGTATTGACATTGAAGAAAATAAAAATGAGACAACTAAAGATAACACAACAGATAACGGATAGGTCACAACCTAGCTTAGATAGATACCTGTCTGACATAGCCAAAGAGTCCATGGTTACTGTCGATGAGGAGATAGAACTTACACGTAGGATCAAGAAAGGTGACAAACGTGCGCTTGATAAGCTAACTAGAGCAAACTTAAGATTTGTTGTGTCTGTTGCAAAGCAGTATCAAAATCAAGGACTTGGACTACCTGATCTTATCAGCGAGGGCAATATGGGTTTGATACGTGCAGCAGAGAGGTTTGATGAGACTCGTGGGTTCAAGTTTATTTCGTATGCTGTGTGGTGGGTGCGACAAAATATATTGTCGGCTCTTTCAGATCATGGAAGATTAGTTAGATTGCCACAGAACAAAATTGGTGCTCTTATCAAGATCAAGAAAGTGTACTCACAATTAGAGCAAGATCTAGAGAGAGCGCCAACAGAGGTTGAGATAGCGAATGAATTGGATATGAGTGTGGCTGACATAAAGTTAGTGTTAGAGAACTCGCACAGACATTCTAGCCTAGACATGCCTGTATCAAAAGATGATGGATCCGCAGACAAAGTTGGTGACTTTATCGCTAACACCACAACACCTGATACTGATCAGAGTTTGCTAGATGAAAGCCTTAAGAAAGATATCGAAGCTTGTTTCAAGATGCTTACACCACGTGAGACAGCTACACTTGTGCTATCGTTTGGTCTTGACGGAGAGCATCCTAAATCTAACACAGAGATAGGTGAGATGTTTGACTTATCTTCGGAAAGGGTTCGACAAGTACGAGAACGTGCATTAAAAAGATTAAAGAGGACATCAAGGTGGCAAGCTTTGAAAAATTATTTATAGTAGTATTATATATAATAATTCAGTATGAATTATATATAATACACTAAATACAGTGAGTGTTTGGAAAGCATGATAGGGAAGTGATTAGCCCATTGTGTTTGGTCATGCTAACTACTTTTATTGGTTATGTAGAGGGGTTCGATTCCCCTCACTCACTCTAATTTAATTAACATGAATATACTAATACCTATAGCGCTGTTTTATGTAATTACAGCCGTTTACTTAACATATCAAAACAATAAACCATGAGTAAAACAAAAGAAATTATGTTCGAAAATAGAATGCAACTAACACCCGAACACATGGATGCGCTAATGCTTGTCAAGCTTTTTGTTAGAGAATTTGAAAAGTATAAGCTCGATCCAGCTGACGAAGAGAGAGCTTGCAATAACCATTGTAGAAGAATGAGAATGGTTCACAAAACATGTAAAAACTTTGGATTCTAATGACAAAGAAACAAGCCATAAAATGGGTAAAATCTATGAGATTACAAAAGGGCGATGCAACCAATTGCGCTGTGGATCTATGCATATATGATATAGAAATGCATGGGCTAAATGATTGGCTCGATTGGGATCCAATAGATATATCCAAAATGTTTGCACAAATGACACGTGATTCGGTTAAGCAAATGATTGATGAGATAGATTCAAAACAAGCAGGTGAAAGCCTTATTGATGAATTGTTGGGTTCTGATCAGGAGAGATTAGACATCCTTGAAGAATCAAAGAAACTAGCGACAACAACAACAAAAATGTTAGAGGTGCTTACCAAGTACCACTCGATACATGAATTTATAAAAGCAACGATAGATGAAGAAAACAATACTTACAGATAAAGCTATAAAAGATTTCCAAGACCTAGAGAAAGAAATAAATGCACTTATGAGCATATTTCTAAAAAGACCTTTTCAAATGCGTGAAGAAAGCATTCATTCTAAATATAAAAAAATGTCATACATGGTGTACATATTGTTTTGCAATGAGCACATGCATAGGTATGAGTCGCAAACGAATACAGCTATATCACAATATTTCAACGACTACACAAAGTGGCAAATAAAAAGCATGCACGACAAAGCACAAGCAGAGTTAAAGTTAAACAAAGTGTTTAAGTCACTCTACGAAATGACTGAGTCTGTGGGTATTAAGATGGTCACAGAAGGTTGGGTTAGATCTCGTGCAATGCAGGTGCAATTCATTGATAGACAGATCAATATACTACGTGAAAGAAAAAATAATATAATAGAAACACTGGTAGATTGATATTTTATTCGTAATTTTACACACAATTTAATTTATTATGGGAACATACAAATTCAAAACAGTTAACATCCGAGGCAAACAATATGTCGAGGTAAAGGAGCGTGTTAAGTACTTCCGCCAAGAAAAAAAGTACGAGAACTGGACTATAGCTACAGAGTTTCCTGTGCTAGATTCAGAGCAATGCGTATGCAAAGCAACAATAGCAGATCAAGCGCAAAGGGTTGTAGCTACGGGTCATGCACATGAAGTGCAAGCTAATGGCAACATCAACAAGACATCTTACATAGAGAACTGTGAAACATCAGCTGTAGGTAGAGCACTTGCTATTATGGGTATAGGTGTGGATGATTCGATGGCTTCAGCAGGTGAGGTCGCAGATGCTATACACCAACAAGACAACATGGCTAAGGCTTCACCTAAAAAGAAAGCTAAAGTGAACATCATGGATAGTGCTGTTGGTTATATCAAATCAGCTACGGATAAGAAGAAAGCACTTGATAACGTGCTTGCTAAGTATGGTAGTGATCTAACAGACAAGCAGAAAGACGGATTAAAGAAGTTCGTTTAATGTACAAGAACACTAAAGCTTGGATGAAAGAGCTGCACGAGGATAAAATAACTCGCAAACAGTTGTCTCGTAAATATGATATGTTTCTTAAAAATCACATGTATTGTGAGGCTTTAGAAATACTCCCGTTAGTTTCATTTCAATCAAGCAAATGGGATCAGATTCGTAATGACAGCAAAATAGAACCAACTAAAGTTGAGATGGATCGTATAGATAAAATGATACACTCAATAGGATACACATTAATTAAAAGATGAATTTAAGAGAACAACTTACAGACAGCGTAGGTAAGGGGCATCTATCTTATTCTTCTATCAAGTACGCTCTCGGAGACATGCGTCTCTGGGAGATGTACATGAGAGGACAGCTAAAGAAAGAATCAGATGCATTGACCTTTGGTACGTTATACGATATGCTTTTATTTGAAAAAGAAAAAGCCTTAGATACATACGTGGTAATCAACTCCGATACTATACTTAGCAATTGTAGTGATAAAACTATCAATTCAAAGAAACCTGCGATGACTGCAGAATATAAGAACATAAAAGCAGACATGGTTGATCAGATTAAATCAGAGGGCAAGGAGGTTTGTTCCGAGGAGGATTGGCAACAAGCTAATGATATGATTGAACGACTAGATGCCTGCGGTTTATTAGCTACTTATCTTAATGGACAATATCAAGTAGAGTTTAATCAGGATATAGATGGAATTCCTGTAAAGGGATTTCTTGATTGCTTAGGTGACGGATTCATTACAGATAGTAAAAGCTCTCGTAGTGTAAACAAATTTAAGTACGATGTTAACAGCTGGTGCTATGACATACAAGCATACATATACACAAAAGTTTTTGGTATAGAAGATTATTATTGGGTGGTTCAAGAAAAAACATACCCATATTACCCAGCACTTGTAAAGTGCACTGACGAGACAATGCTCAGGGGTGAAATGAAGTTCCATGAAGCGGTGACTAATATAAAAGATTGGTTAGCCAATGGACACAAGACGGAGACGCACTACGCTGTCTTTGAAGTTTAACAATTTAATTTTTTAATTATGAGTGATACAAAGTATGATTCAGTACTCATGGGGTACACAGAAGAGCCACGTTTTTACGATGGTAAATTTTCAAGCATGACTGTAAAGTTTAAGATTACAGAACTGCAAGAAATGATTGACAAGTACGCTACACCAGTCCAGGAGAATGGACAAGGTGGTAACGTATGGGTGAAGTTGGCTATGTCTAAAAACAATAAGCCTTTCACAACGGTATTCGATCCTAACAGCGAAGCTGCTAAGGAAAGGAGAGCTGAGAAGCAGGCTCAAGCAGAGGCTGTATCTGATGCAATGCCATTCTAAAAAACCCATGATTAAATACTTGCATGCTCGTGTCGCCTTCAAAAAAAGGAAGGTAGTACACGAGCGTGTTGAGTGGATAGTCACTGTATTCGACACGCCATCCGATATCATGCGTTATGATAAAAAAACTATGTCTCGTCTACGTGAAAAATATTTTACACAAAAGGCAAAGAACAAAGAGATTATTGTGCGTGAGATATTGGATGTTGTCGAGTTAACACGATCACAAATAACATTAGATGAACACAAGAGAGCTAATAATAGACAAGTGTGAAGAATTAAAGAAACTTCTTTTGACTAAGAATAAATCGTATGGGGACAGCGCATTGACTCCTGGCGGTGTGTTTTCTAGACTAGATCCTATGGAGGCTATAAAGTCAAGGATTGATGATAAACTAAACAGAATTAAATACAAGGGTGTTCATGGAGATACAGAAGATTCAGTTATGGATCTTGCTGGATACTTAATACTCTTAATGATTGCATTAGATAATGAAAGTAACGATCTTCAAAAGCATAAAAGAAACAAAAAGTCCACATCATATAATGATACCGACTGCCCTTCAACGCATACAGGAGGGCAAGTCAAAGTCACTTATCAAGAAGATTAGATCAGGAGACAAGTCCAAAAAAAAAGAGCTCCCCATTGTTTGTTTCAGTGGGGAGTTTTCATCTAGAAACGATGATGCTTTATTTGAACACTCTGGCTATGTGATTTTAGATTTCGATCATGTAAAAGTAGAGGAGGTAAAAAAAGCATTAGCTACAGATGATTACGTGCATTCATGCTGGATGTCACCAAGTGGAGACGGAGTAAAGGCCTTAGTAAAGATCACTAACCCCGAAAGACATAGAGATCATTTCAGGGCTTTGTGTACATACTTTAGTAAACAATATTGTTTAGAAGTTGATGAGTCTGGTATTAACGAGTCTCGTGCTTGCTTTGAGTCATATGATCCTGATATTATAATAAAGGATTCATCAAAAAAGTTTGGTGCTTTTACATCTGAGTTTGCAGAAAAGCAAGCGCCAGCAAATGAGTCATATTCTTACACGGATTATATGAAGCTAAACTTAGCTGCCCGTATGATACGCAATGCAGAAGATGGTGAAAAGTGGGTTACGTTAAACAAAGCTGCAATACTGTGTGGCGGATACATATCTGCTGGTCGCATGGAGGAAGATGAGGTCATACGAATTTTGGTCAGAGAGATTGAGAAAAGAGATGTCGATTCTATTGATCATGCTAAAATGACCATACTTAGTGGTATTGAAAAGGGTAAAGCAATGCCAATAAAAGCTTTGATTGATAACGAGCAGTCAGCAGAGAGAGACTTATTAATTAACGATGGCGATATGTCTTTTATATCATCGGATGATGAAGACTTTAGGTGGATAGACGATTTCTCACAAGGCAAGATCGAGATAGGATTATGCACTGGAGACGAAAGACTTGATGAACATTTTAGATACAAAAAAGAATTTGTGATTATAAATGGTCACAGTAACGTAGGTAAAACTACATCTGCATTATACCTCATCGTAAACTCTGTTATTCAACACGATTGGAAGTGGGTTCTTTACTCATCAGAAAATAGGACCGCATCAATAAAGATGCAGCTCATGCAATTCGCATCAGATAAAAAGATATCTGATATGAATTACTTTGAAAGGAAGGCCGCATACGAATGGGTTAACAATCACTTCACTGTAATAAGTAACAATCAAGTTTACAGCTACAGCGATCTTATATTGTTTATGGAGAAGATACTGAAACAACAACCTGTTGACGCTATCTTTATAGATCCATACAATAGTTTGAAGCTAGATATGAAGGGTAGTAACATAGGCGTTCACGATTATCATTATGAATCTGCTAGTTCTTTTCTTACATTTTCAAAAGCACAGAACGTAGCTGTATGGTTAAACACACACGCATTTACAGAAGCACAGAGACGTAAAGGCGCAGACGGTTTGCCTGTGGCTCCATATGCAGAGGACACTGAGGGTGGAGGTAAGTTTGTTAATAGAGCAGATTGCTTCCTCACTATTCATCGAAAGGTTCAATCACCTGACCATAACACACGTAAACTCACAGAGTTACATGTGCGTAAAGTTAGAGAAACAGAGACTGGTGGCTATCCAACACCCATAGAGGAACCTTATTTGATGATCATGAATTCTTCACAGACTGGTTTTATATCTTGGATAAAGAAAAAACCTTTATTCCAATCCATTCATTTTCAATCAGATACACAAGAGTCTATGGATTTCTCTGCAATTTTGTCTTCAAACAATTAAATATGGAGTAACTTTATTCTCATGATGAGAAAGAAGAGGAATAAAAGGACTTCTAAATCTAAAAAAAAACAATTAGGAAAGTATAAATCATCAATCGAAAAGTATTGTGCGACTCAATTGCGTGAACACGGGATACCTTTTTCGTATGAAGAAAAACAATTTACTTTAGTGGAGTCCTTTAGGTTTGCGCATAAGTATTTTAAAATGACAACCAAAAGAAAGGACATGTCTGACAGGAGTAATAGCATACAGCAACCTATACGATACACACCCGATTTTGTTTGTAAGGATTCTAAATGGATTATAGAAACTAAAGGTTATCTACCATCACATCACGATTTCCCTATGCGTTGGAAACTTTTTCTGAAGTACATCATGGATAATGAAATGAATTGTGAGGTTTACT